TTTTAAAAATGCCTTTACTAAATCTCAAACCGAACTTGCAAACTTACAAAGGCAACTTGAAGAAAGGACGATGGGGGACAAAGTGCAACAAGAGCATACAAAGTCCTATTCATTAGAGTTAGCTAACGAAAAAGCCCGTTTAGATAATCTAGAAACAAAAGCTAAATCGAAAGAAGATCGTGAAAGATTCTTGATGGAAAAAGAGGCACATGAATTAAAATTAAAAACAATCAAAAATGCTCTTGAAAAAAATGAAGGTCTTTTAAGGCTATTCGAAGACACATACGGTGACAAGGTTGCGCAATCTGCACTTGAAACTAAAAAGAAAGAGCAAGACATAAAGTCACAAGACATAGAAGATGAGTACACAAAAGCATCTACTGAATTAAGAAAAGCGCAGACGCAAGGAATAGAGGCAGAAACAGCACAAGAGTCTAGACCTGGTATGCCTAAAATAAGTTCCAACATGGAAGATGTGTTGGATGTTTACTATGACAGCACTAGAGATATTGACACGGGATTATTAAAAGATTCTTCATTCATGGGTGGCAAAATAGGGGCTAAAGACATACCAAAATTAGAACTAAATCCTGCTTATGAAAAAATGTTATCACAGCAAGGTAGGGGAGATATAAAAATATATCAATTATCACTTGCTTTAAAGGCTTTAAACGATCCAATCGCAACCACCGAAGAAAAAAGAAAAGCGGAACTAGTATTACAAAAATTTGGTTCACCTAGTATAGGGTCTTCATTATCTAAACGAAATTAAATAATAATGTCTATCTATGACGATCTTGATGCTAGTGTACTGGAAGAATCAATTTATACTGACCTAAATCCTGATGCACTAGACGACCTAAGTATAGTAGGTAATTACACTAATATTTATGATGACTTAGATGTAAATATTGAAGTTGGTACTACGACATCCGATCTCAAAGATCGCATAGACAATACTCCTTGGTATGAGTCTATGGCGTATGAGTTGAATAAAATTAAATTTAACGCCATATTCGGAGGCTTAGAAGGAGTAGGAGAACTCTACCGATCCGGCATGGAACTGCTCGGCAAGGACGTAAAGAATCCTTTTGACGAGGGAGTTCTTGCAGAAACGCGAGATTTGATGGGTGCGACACAAGGTGTAACTCCACAAGAATACCAAGACTCGGTAGTGAAGGATATTGCGCGGATCGGTGTACAAATTGCTCCAGTTGGTGCGGCAGTCAGCGCCGTAAGCAAGTTACCAAAAGTTGCACAAGCAGTAAGTAAAGTACCCAAAGCGCTGCGCTTGCCTGCAGGTGCGGGAATTACTGAGTTTATTGCATTGGCATCAGATGAAAAAGGATTGGCAGATGCAGTCGCAGAAGCAGGCTTCGAGAATCCATTGCAGAAAAAAGATACGGACACCATTCTAACGGGCAACTTCAAGAACCTGGCAGAAGGTTCAGTGGGTGGTGCATTTGCAAAGCTTGGAGTAAAGCTCGCAGATAAAGCAATTATTCCAGCAGTAAACAAAACTTTTAGTGCGATAGATAAAACATTGGGTACGGCAGATAAGTACATTCGACCAATTAAGACAAAACTCAAAGAGATTGATCCATTTGTCGCAAGTCGATTAGACCGCTTTGAACTAGATGTATTAATGTCTAAGCAAGATTTTGCAGAGCGTATCAAACCATTTTCAAAGCAATTTAAAAAACTAAAAAGGAACGAACAAGACCGATTTCAAAGACTAACAAGTAATTCTGAGACCATGCCTGAAGCTTACAAAATGCTTGATAGGGTACAAAAGGAACCTGGCATGGATGGAATCAAAGAGAATTTTTTAGCGGTCAGGGATAGCCTTGATGACTTGTATGAAAGTGCCAACAGGAATGGTATAGATATCGAGTACCGCAAGGATTACTTGCCGCGCGTTATGAAGGATCACGAAGGGTATTTGAAATCCCTCGGAGTTGAACCACAAGGCGAGTTAAAGAAAATGATTAGGCAAGCGGAGCAAAAGAAGTTTGATGATTTGCCTGAGAAAATGAAACTAAGAGCTTCCCCAAAAGACACATCTTTAACAAGCGCAGAAAAATCAAAGGTTGTTCAGAATTTCTTTGAAGGAAACAACTTGCGTGGCAGAGGTAAGATGGGATTACAAAAAGAGCGCACACTTGCCACCATTACGGAAGATACTCAAAAATTTTACGATGACTTCCTTGGAGGACTACAAAAGTATGTTGATAATGTAACATACAATGTAGAAAAAAACCGATTCCTTGGAAAATCGACTGACCCAAATGCAAGAAGTATATTTGAGGATATTGCTCGCATAAGTGATGACGAGGCGGGAGATGAAGCGACAAGATTGCTCAAGCAGAGATTCGATGGAGGTGAAGCAAGAATAAGCGGAGCCACCAATGCAATAAGAAATGCGATTTATGCTAGTACAATCGTCAATCCATACTCCACTATTACCCAACTAGGGGATCTTGCTCTTAACGCATATCGTAACGGCTTAATCAACACAGTCTCACCATTCGGGCCGAAAATTAAACTCAAAGACTTTGGACTCAATGATATTGGTGCAGATTTTGCGGATGCTGGAAAGATGAAGAAAACAATGGATTTTCTTTTTAAGGGAACAGGGTTCAAACAATTAGATGTTGCTTTGAAAGAAAACAATTTGAGGGGTGCATTTAGACAGGCTCAGTCGAAACTTAAAAATAAAAACTCAAAGGCATATAAGGATTTCGTAGAGGAGAATAAGCCTTTTTTCCAAAACGAAACGGATGACTTGGTGGATGCGATCCGACGTGGAGATTCACAGAACGAGAACGTAAAGCACTATTTATTCAGCAGACTAACTAAGACACAACCAATCACCCTTTCGGAGATGCCGGAACAGTATCTGAAGATGAAAGGAGGAAGATTGGCTTATTCATTGAAAACTTTTTTTGTTAAGCAATTGGATGTCTTGCGTGAAGATATTCTAAAAAAACTTGCCAAGAGAGAAACCACTAAGGAAGGAGTTCAAAACGCAATCCGTTTTGCCATGCTTTTCGGAGGTGGCACGACGGCAGTTAATATAACAAAGGATTTAGCCCTAGGCCGACCCGTGAGCATACCTGATGAACTGATTGATACTGCCCTACAAATGACAGGTATTTCAAGGTATTCTATTTACAAAGGAAGAGCAGATGGGATTGGAGGATTCTTAGCGGCTATATTGCTCCCACCTATGCCTTTGGTAAATGAAGTTTTTAAAGTTGCAATGGAGCCTACATCGAGCGATCCCGATTTAGGTAAGGCAATCGAGAAACAAAGCCAAGAGCTTATTCGCTATGTTCCTGTTTTCGGTAAAGACTTATATTGGAGAGTTGGTGCGGGTGAGGAAAAGATTAGGAAGGAAAGGCTTGACCAATTACGTGGTAAGAATTAGACATAGACACATAGTATTTAAAACTTTTTGGTTTTTAGCGGGTGGGGACACCCGCTTTTTTTTGTGACTTAAACTTTTTTTTAAAAAAACTTGCAATCGTTTTGGGCATTAAATAAAGATTATTTCAAGACAACGTATGCACTTGCTTACATACAATGCTTACGAGTCTTATCGTTCTTAAAAAATTAAACAAAATTAAAACAGGTCGTGGCCTTGAGATTCTTCGTGCAAAAAAGTCGCTCGGGGAGACTCTTAATCTTTTGGTCGTGGGTTCGAATCCCTCCGCCGGTACCATGTGAAATGCAGGGTATCTGCGACGATTTCGTAAAAAAAACAAAGAAATTAGTCATGATACAAGAAAAAGCTTTACATATTTCGAGCAACTTCATAGGGAAATCAAAAATACCCCAAACCCGTCTGCTCGAGCGCAATGGAAAACTGTACGCAGAATTCTATTACGAGGGCGACAGAATCCGTAAAAGCTTGGATACAAGCGATCTTACCGAAGCGAAGCGCAAAACAAAACTTGCTGTTGCCGATGAGATCAATCGTCGGATAAGTCTAAAGTGCCCCTTGATAAAACATTTTTATGACGTCTATTCATCAAACACATTAGCCAAACGCAGACAGGCATCTCCATCCACTAAAATTAAAAACATCAATTGCATGGAAAGAGTCCTGCGATTTTATGAAATCGACTCGGCGCAACAGGATATTCGACACTTTGCAAAAAAGACTGAACACGGAATTCCGATCTGCGAGGATTTCGTACATAAAAACGGACCCGACTGCATGCGCATGGCACGCAGTTTGTTCTCAAAAGAATGGATTAAATTTTACAAAAGGGCGGGAATCGACACTTCATGGTTTGCGAACTGGATCAGCTTGAGCCTGGAAGCGCCCATCATTCAACCATTTTATCGAAATGAATTGGAAGAGGAACTCATCATCTTGAAGTGTGAATCGTTGAAAGAAACCGACATTGATATTTATAAAGCGTACGCCCTTGCGTACGGACTTGGTTTGCGCTCATCCGAAATTTTAAGGGCCAGGTATTCTGATTTTTGGAAGACGGGTACGAGCCACGTCATCACGATTCGCAAACCGAAATGCGGGGGCGACGTGCAAAATCGAGTGTGCGACCCCTATTGGTGGAATGAAATAAAATCCCTTAAAACAGGCGAGGACGATTTGATAATCACCTGTCAAAAGGATCGAGTCGTCCGTGAATTTCCACAATTTCTACGAGAGGAATGCAAGGTCGATGATAAAAGGCCCGTGCATAAGTTGAGAAAAATGGCGGGTGATCGAGTCATGCGGTTGAATGGCAACAGCATATACGTTGCGAAGGAAGTATTGGGTCATAGATCAATTGACATCACCTCGAAAATTTACGCAGGTTTCCCCGACGTGAAGGCAAGTCGGTAAAATTCACAAACAAATAATAAATAACGAAAGAATAATAACGAATAAAACTACAAAACACTACATATCATGATCACTTCATACTTGAAAGGAATAAGAATCGAATACGAACACGAAAGCAACTTAGTGACATTACTCGCCGAATCTCCGACAACTGTTGAACTTAATGAACTGTTGGATGAACTTACTTCTTTTTATCCTCGAAAACCTCGAACTTCAGAGGAAACGGGAAGCGAAAATTCTTTTCAGCGATCGCTTTGCAACCCGCTCGTAGGATCATATCGTAAATCTGAGCTTGAATGAGTCCGCTGTCATCAGAAATCTTTTTAACTGTCTTGCGAACGATGGGTGATAAGCGCAGTGAAATGGGTTTTGTCGTATTTTCTCTAGTCATGAATAATTTTCATGCTACAAACTACAAACAATGTCAATATATAAATAGAATTAATTAAAATGGGTTATTTAGATAATATAAAACGAGCACCTACAAATGGTGGCAACAGCGGAAATTATATGAAGCTCGTACAGGGTGAAAATAAATTCCGAATACTGGGTTCAATAGAAGACGGGGGTTTTATCACGGGCATGCTCGGATGGATCGAAGAAGATGGGAAGAAAACGCCCGTCAGGTGGGAATGCGAAAGCGAACAACCAATGAAATTTGCGGACAAACCCAAAGAATTCTTTGCCATGAAAGTCTACAACTATGCTCAAGAGCGGGTACAGGTTCTTGAAATTACGCAGGTTAAGCTGAAAAACGACCTCACTTCATATTGCGAGGATGAAGAGTGGGGTGATCCGCGCAAGTACGACATCAGCATAATGAGGAACGGCGAAGGCATGGACACCACTTACGCTATGGTTCCGAAACCCCACAAGAAGATGTCTGATGAGGTGCGCCAAGCAATCACTAATACAAGCGTGAATCTCAAGGCTCTCTACACGGGTGGCGATCCATTTGCGGAAAACGAGAAGGAACCATTCTGATGATTAGAACTGACATCAGTAGCGAATCCTATCATTTGGGTAGCGAGCTTTCACGATCCCGCGCTTGGGATTTGCTGAAATTGACCCCCATGCACGTGAAGCATTCGATTGATCATCCTCCACCCAGCACTCCCGCACTACTGATGGGCGGATGCTTTCATTCGGCGGTACTCGAACCCGATAAATTGGAGTATGAATACGGTGAACTGCCGAATGAAATAGATGGAAAGAGTCCGGCAACGAAGCACTATAAGGAAAAAATGTCCGAGATGAAATTCAACTACCCCGAAAGACGTTGGTTGAATGCAAAGGATTTTAATACGTGTATGGAGATGGCGGCAAGCGCATTGGAAAACCCCGTGCTGAGCGAATACATGTCCGACATGGATGCCATTATCGAGGGAACCGGGTATTTTTCGATGGCGGGGGCGGAGTGTCGTGTAAGACCCGATTATTTTTTGCCCGGCGCGGAAGTGGTGATTGATCTCAAATCCACGATGGATGCCTCGGAAAAAGGTTTTGAGAAATCCGTTCGGCAATTCGGTTACGCATTCCAGGCATGTTTTTACATGGAGGGATTGCGGAGAATGGGATACGACGTAAATGAATTCATATTCGTGGCGGTGGAAAAACGACCGCCCTACGCAACCGCCGCCTATCGACTTCCGATTGCTGAAATCACAAAATACTTAGAAGACATGACAAGTTCGTGCAGATTATGGTCTAAGTGCGTATCGAGCAAGGTGTGGCCCGGATATGATCCGCAAGTCGTGACGCTTGACATCAATAATTATTACAATCAAAAATCAATTGCGGACATTGCCAGGATGTTCAACGTCAGTCGTACCTACGTGTACAAACTAGTCAATACCTACCAACTGGAGACTCGACGGATGGGCAACAAGAACATGTTGGAACCCAAGGAATTCCAACGGGCATTGGTTCGTGAAAACAAATCGAAAAGGGCGGCATGAAAAAAGATTTGAAACATATTAAGCAAGGTGTGGAATTTGCAAAGGCGTTGGTGGATTCGGAGGATTTTATGGGCGCAACCGCCGTACAGCAATCCGTTCTCGAATACCTCGTGGCGTATTTGTCGGGCGAGGATTTGAACAACCAATCGAAACCCGACATCACCCTTCATTTCGAGGAGGATTTTTCCAATGGGGAAACTGAGTCGTGACAAGGGCAAGCGGTACGAACGAGAAATAGCAAATTATTTATCGGACAATGGATTCCCCGCTCGGCGGGGGCAACAGTTTTCGGGTGGCGGGGACAGTCCCGACGTGGTGAGCGAGGAGTTTCCGTTTCACATAGAAGCTAAAAGAGTCGAAAGGCTGGACTTGTACAAAGCATTCACCCAATCAATTCGTGATGCGGGGGACAAACCACCCTGCGTGGTTCATAGAAAAAACAATTCGGAGAGTATGTTCACTTGTCGTTTAAGCGATTTGGTGGCTCTCCTCAACAAACAAACATGGAAAGAATAATAAAAATGATTACAGAATTACAACCAACAACAGAAGAATTAATGACTGAATTCAAAGAAGCCCTGACATCCGGCATCAATGGGTTCGTAAAAGCGGGAGAAATATACGTAAAAGCAATAGATCAGGACCCAAGCAACGCGGATAGGATGCAACTTGAATTTCGTGATATTGTACCGCCCAAAGCTTGGAAGCAATTTGAGGCAATCGGCAGAAAGTGGGTTCATCCAAAGCTTATTTTAGGAGGAATGTCGGACCCGAAAAAAACGAATATTGTAAAGCGATTGCCTTACAGTTTGCAGAATCGCGTGTTTCAAGGTGAAAAGTTCGAGCTCCTCATATCGGGCGGAGACGTGCTTGAGGTAAGTGCGCTGGACGCAAGTAATGAGCAGACTCTTCAATTGTTTGGAGATGGTAATTTACGAACCTTGCGTGAGCAAAAAGCATACATCGAGAACAGTAAACTACAAGAGGACTTGAAGCCGCAGGAATTGCCGTATTATTTTCAAAAGGGTAAGATTATATTTCGCAAAAATACAGAGCTTACAAGGGCAGAAATGAAACAACTGCTCACTCAACTATGAGATCGAAGTCCAATAGATGTAAATGCAAAGATAAAAGAAATTACATTAGAACACGCAGAAAGTTTTTTGGTTTTGTATACCGATTGCAGAATAAAGACCTTAAAAGCCAAGAAAAGACGGCATTGAGATACTGCAACTACCTAGAGTGGTTGGACGAATGTTATGCGCCTCTTGTTCATATTACCACAGAAGAGATTGAAAAATATCAAAAGCAGTCATACATTAGAGATCGTTTTCCATTTCCATGCATTTATGCAGAAGTTGAAGATCCGTTTGCTAGTCCATACGCCGGAACTGGAAACGGATATTGGTTGATCGTAAAACCAGGATATTATCGTGTGAAAAAATCTTTTCGGACCGATGTTTATGGAGACAAAATAGGTGACTTCTATACGATGCCGCACTATAATGGCATGCCTTATTTCAATGCCATAAACTCAAGACGATACAACAACTACGTATCAAGAGCATTTCATGAAGTGCTAGAACATTACAGTAAGATAGAGCAAGCTATTCATAGGGAAAAACTCAAAATAGAACACAGAAAAGCGTGTACTTACAATCGTTTGAAAAATGCACAAATTCTTAAAAAGGTAATTGCTCGTCAAAAAGTTAGGGATCGAGCGAGTCGTGTTCGTGGAGTCACTCCAACCAAAGAAACAATCAATTTCTTTCAAGCGTTAGCAATTGGTTCAGCAATGAATAATAAAATCCATGAAAAAACAGGACGATAAAGTCGAACTGCGACTACGCATACCCAAGTTACATCATGACATATTACAAGAGTATTGTAAACTTTACGGCACTACCCAATCTGCCGCAATTTGCGGCTATATTTGGGATGTTTTAGGGAGGTTTTTGGTAAAATCCCTCACGCGCGCGGATATTCTTTCCAAGAATATTAATATTAACTATAGCGTTGAATCCGCAAAAAGCGGCAAATCCAATTCCAAGCCGCGCAGGAAAAAAGTCACCGCGATCCCCGATGATTTCAATCCACCCGAAAGCATAACCGCAGAAGAAGAGTTGAACCATAAGCTTGCGGTAAATATGTTCATTGACTGGGCGAAAAGCAATGGTCATCAAAAAGCCGACTGGATCGCCACCTTTCGAAACGCCTGTCGCGGATGGCTCAAGGAGCGAGTACCGCAGAACAAGGATGAGTGGAAAGGTATCAAACGAGTGTGACTGATTTCTCACTGGCTGAGATTGCAGTTCTCTCCGCCTGTATGCGCGACGAGAGCGGTCGCTCCTCCGCCTTGGCGCTTGAACATTTAATCGAGGAAGATTTTTCCACGCCCGAGCGCCAAACCATATTCCGCTCGATTGCCAAACACGCGCCTCT